ATTTGATGCGCTGACTCAGAAAGAGTTGGCTTCACAAGTGATCGCAATCACATCCATGTGTTTTGCTTGGTGGTTCGGAGATCGTTCTAAGACGACAACCAAAACGCCTTAGTTACTCTCGTGGCTGTGGATGATACCGCATGTATTTTTCTGGATCGTTGCAGCCCTTGTCTCCACCGCAGTTAGTGCAGAGCCAGCTACCATCTTTTTGAGGTTCACCATAAGCACAACTGGAAGCCTCCACTGGTACATCCTTACCTCCCCAACAGACTTCCAGTTTGAAGCATCCACGACATCTCCAATCAGTAGCATCAGTCGAGACCTTCGCAGCATCTCCATTCAGAACAGTAACGATCCTCTGCTTGAGGTAGCTCCACTCGATCTCATCGAACTCGACAATCTCAGCGTGATAGAGTGACTTGTCTTTATTGTAGGCAATAAAAAAACTCTGCTTAATTTTAGAAAACGCCATGTACATTTGAACTTGGCAGTAATAATGGTGGTGTGAAATCTTAATACTCTTTGCCACAAACTTCTGGAAAGAAGCGTGGTTCATCGACTTAATCTCCAGCACATAACTTATGCCATCTACTTCGATCATTCCGTCCGTATGACAGGAGATGTGTCCTCCAAGTTCGGAGTATGAAAACTGCTTTCCAGTAGCAGAATCAATCTCGTGAACCACGACATTCTTAGCTTTCTTTAGATCGGCAACCACAATCTCCTCAATGACATGGCCCATCTTAAAGATGCGTTTTAAATTGGAGGGAGGTTCAGTATTGGGGAACCCTCTCAAGCAGAAGGCAAGGTTGGCATCGCAAGCATTACCGACTCCACTTGCACCAATGTACTTTCGAGATTTATTTTCTACGTCTAGCTCGTAGGCCAGATCGATTGCCTTGATAACATTAAGTGCTGGTTCTTGATTCATTTGGGATCAACCTGTAAACGTATAAACCTGATGCAATGTGCAACTTGTCTACTGTGTGCTCTCCATTCTTAGCCTTGCGGAGATGACGCAACTGAGCACTGACAGATGCTTCTGGATCGCCAGTCTGTTGAGAAATCTGTGAGAGAGTCATTGGATTACCATGACTACATGCGTTAAATACACGATCAATCTGCTTCGTTAAACGTGCATCATCTCTGTCTGGCTGGTAATTACTTCCTGCAAACTTATCCATAATCTTGCTCCTAAAGCAGGGGGCTTTTCAGCCCCCAAGGGGAAATTAAAACGGGATGTCGTCATCAAAGCTATCTTTCTTTGAAGTGCTGGTTGCGCCAGTTGGAGCAGCGGCAACAGCGGCAACAACCTCATCGCTGGGAGCAAAGTAAGCATTGCGATCTCGTGTTTGACCACCACCCTTTCTGCGTTCTCCGCTCTTATCTGTCCAGTCGTCTCCTTGCACAACATGAACACCGACCTTTAAGCCCTTCATCTTGGTGACATCAGGGGTCGAATGAGTATAGCCAGCGTGACTCAGGAGGGTCTTGAGGCGAGTCAGCCCAATCTCGGTTGCTACTTCGCTCTCATTGTGGACGTTCATATAGTCCATCACATGGCCAGATCCATCTAGTGAGGTTAGAGTCACCGCCAAGCGATGCCCCTTTCCATTTTTAGTTTTGTTTAATTCCGCATCAGTGATGCGACAGATATGAGCACCAGCTTGCAGCGTGGTGCTGCTTGTATCTGCTTCGATGCTACCTAAATCGATTCCACTTAAACCATTCCAATTCATAATTTACTACTCCAGTTATTTGGCAGCGTTTTTGCTGGCCGATTGATTATTCTGATACTCGTTAAATTCTTCGTCACTCATGCTCATCTTTGTGAACAACTCCGTGATGTCATCGCACTTTTCGATTGGACGTAAACGCCTACGAGGGTCACGGGCTTTCGCGTAGTAACCTTTCACTTGATCTGTTGCGAGATAGCGAGTTACTTTTAGCACTCCATCCACCTCCTCACTGTGACGTTTGCCACAGAAGACATGATCAAACAAGGCAGGTATCTGCTTTGATACTTGTGAACCTTTGACCATTGGCCAATATGTGGTTAGGCCATTATCGTCATCCTCTTCTTTGAGAAGGCAGGTACATACAACGTGCATGTCTAAGTCTCGAATCCATTTCAGTGATCCGATCATAAGGCGGCTGTTGTCACCCCACTTCTCAAACGTGTTGCGATTATCCTTGTGCTTTTCTTCTAGGTAATCCATCAGTTGATCTGCCATTTCAGTCACACTATCAATGAAGATAGCTTTATAGCCTAGTGCTCTAAAATCAGCCTTCCCGACCATGTTCATGGTCTGGCGAAACGAAAAGATTCCATTATCAGGTTCGTGTTCGTCATCCCAACTGGAGACGGGAATCACATCGATGGACACATGCTCCAGAGATTTAAGACCACCTTCTAAGGAGATGATGAGTGTCTTGCCATACTTGCGTTGGACATGAATAGCCTGAGTTGTTTTGCCCCAGCCGTGGTGAGCGCACAGGAGAGTCTTCTCAAAGTGGACGGACTCATCCGATGTTGATTTAATTTTAAACATTAAATTGCCTCGATTTTAAATTTAGGTTTTGATGCCGAGCGAGTGAGGGCATCTGACAGAGCCTCACGCTCCTCCTGAGAGGCGCTATCGTAACGTGCCTTGGTCACTGCGAATTTCAAGTTGACGCAATCAGGGACGCTGGTTGGGCTTGTATCAAACATGTTCTTCATAACTTTCTGATCCCATGTTAGACGCTCACCTACAGTAGTAGTGATCGAGATTTTGTCACTGGAAATAACCCACTCACCAACCTCTCTCATGTGCGGTGGCAGTGCCATAGTCAGCTCATCCGATGCGTCTTCTAATGCAGTCTTTGCATCAGCCATCCTTCTTTGCATAAGGAAAACATCGAGTGCTAAATCCTGTATTCGCTCAGTCGCTTCTTCCTGCAATTCTTCTTTGCAGGTTGTGTTCACGATCACCGAGTCATCTTTCTTTTCTTTTATATCAAACATTCCCATCTTAATACCTCGTTTTGTTATGTCATCTTATTGAATAATGACAGATCAGGTTTGTAATGATGCCAAATATAAATTATGATTGTCTCTAAAGCAATACATTTTTTACATTAAGAGGAAATTAATTATGTCAGTTCAATATCGATTGAACCTTCATCGCCTATTCAGAGACCTTGGTGGGCCATCTGCAATAGCCAGATATACAGGGCATCCGAGGACATCGTTCTATCGTTGGATGAAGAACGACAGCGTGACCAGCAAATTGCTTGAGGACATTAAGACTGCTTTTCCAGACATAGAATTAGATTTTTATTTTGAACCAATTGAGGTCAGAGAAGTAATCGCCCGAACAGGTCACATAAAACGTGGCACATCGCCAGCAACCATTGATCGGGCAGAGACTCGAAAAGAAAAGAACGCACTAAAAATTTATCATAAAGAGTAGAAGGAACGAATAGATGAGCACAACAAATATGGATGCGGCATTGGAGTATGCCGAACTGGGGTGGTCGGTAATACCCCTGTCTTCTACACAGAAAAACCCCCTCGTGAAGTGGAAGAAGTACCAGACTGAACACGCAACAGACACGCAGATTGTGGATTGGTTTGAGAAATGGCCAGATGCAGATGTAGGAATAGTGACTGGGGCTATCTCTGGTTTATGTGTTGTCGATGCCGACAATGAAACATCAAGACTTAGGGCGATTGCAGAAGGGTATGAATCTCCGATAAAGGTGCAAACAAAACGTGGGTGGCATTACTACTTCAAGCACCCAATGGATGGTGTCATTCGTGGCCCTCGATCTGGCGTTCAAGCTGGCAAGCATTGGATTGATGAGAATGGCCTAGACTTTCGAGGCGATGGTAGCTATGTCAAAGCCCCTCCGTCTACGAATTATTCTTGGGTCATGGATGGTTACATGGACTTCGATGACATGCCTAAGTTTGTGGACTACATAAAGCCTCAAGCCACTGTTGATTCATCGGACTTCCAAGGACTTGATTCAATCGACCTAAGTTCTCTGGCGATGGAGGGTGATCTTCGTAGAGACATCTGGAAAGAAACGGAGAATTACGCGAAGCAATTTGATAGCGGTAAAATCCCAATGACAGGTGGGCATGGTTGCCATGATCGTATGTTCTCCTACCTTAGTCATGCGGTACTGACTCATGGAGTGGGAGATGAGCTAGAGGTTGCAGGTCGAGACTTCATGGATCGTTTTTATGAGGAGCCATTACCAGAGCACAAGTTCAAAGTGAACTTGGACAACGTGCGAGAGAAGGAGATGAGAAATCATCCAGAGCGTTTTGATATTGAGGGCAATTACATACCGCGAGATCAGCCTGACACTGGCCTAGACTTTCAAGCCGAGGAGGAAGAAGAGAAGGAGGAGGATCTCGTCAAGCCCATCACAGTTGCCAACGCTGACCAGTTAATAGAGGAGGCGGCTAACTTTACATACTTGATCGAACCTTGGCTACGCAAAGGAAGCATCACTCAAATCTTTGGGTATTCGGGTCATGGTAAATCCATGTTCACTCAACATGCACTCTACCATCTGGCAGTCGGAAGAAGCATGGGCGCATACGAGGTGGAGAAGCCAGCAACAGTTTTATATTTTGACTGGGAGAATGGCAGAGCAACCATAGGCAACATGCTTAATCGTTTTAGAAATTCTTTTGGCTCCACTGAAAACTTTAAAATGTGGACTCCATTCATCAGCCAGAAAGAGATTAGTCTCAATGACCAGAAAGGTCTCATGGAGTTCCAGCGTTGGGTGATGGCCATCAACCCTGACGTTTTAGTTATCGACACTGTTCGATCAGCCTTCTCTGGCTTAGAGGAGAGTAAGGCAGAGGCATGGGCAAGAATCAACTCGATACTTCTCAAGCTACGCAATGCAGGATTTGCTGTCATCTGGCTGCACCATAGTAATAAGCCTAGTGAGAGTGGTCTTGGTCGAGAGGCTGGCAGCACTAACCAACTGACTGTTGTTGAGACTCAGATGAGGATCACTCAAGTCTATGAGGATGAGGGTACAGCCCGACAGAACGCTGGACTGATTGCTCGTGATGTCGCTGAGAGAGAGGGAGGCAACTGCGTCTTTCAAAGGTTTCGTCAGCAGATACCTCGCAATGCAAACATCACTGTCGTCATGGAGATTCGTTACGGCAAGGTGCGTGAGTGGAGTGACCTGATGGAGAGGGTCATGTATGTCGCGTTTGCCAGAGATGAGCATGACAACTCAATCGTTGTGACCTCACGCTCTCCGAAACAGAAAGCGATCTGGTACTACCAAAACAACCGAACCATCGACAACATCGCAGATTCTTTGCATCGCCCTCTGCGTACAATTAAGGAGTGGGTAGAATGATTGAAGCTGCTTTTTGTTTAGCATTGAATGTTTATTTTGAGGCAAGGTCACAGGGAATAGCAGAGATGATCGCTGTCTCCGAGGTCGTGATGAACCGAGTTGAGTCACCAAGGTATCCTAATACTGTATGTGAAGTGGTGAAGCAGGGGAAGCATGTGAATGGTCATCCTGTAAAGAATGCTTGCCAATTCTCTTGGTACTGCAATTCTCTTAGCGATACACCTACGAACAAGAGAGCTTGGGCTTTGTCTCAAGAGGTGGCCAGAGGAGTCTTACTGGGGAGGACAGAGGGTTCAGTGGGAAAGGCTATCCACTATCATGCGGAATACGTCTACCCTAAATGGGCAAAGACTCGTCCCATTTTAGGAAAGATCGGTGTTCATATATTTTACGAATAACGGACGAATGATCTAACTCTCTAACCGCATAATGGTTGCTCAATCCAAACTGAGTATTCCATTATGTGCCTACATACTTCAAATACAATCGCCCTAGCAAGAACCCAAGTTGGTGTAGCTCTCGATGAGTCGATGACAGATGACATGCGTGAACCCTTACGCGAGATTATTACTCTCCTCAACTCCAAGGACATCGATGCCAGTGCCTCTCTGTTAGACGATGCTATCTCCGAATGCTTTGATCCAATGGTTAAGGGTCACTTACTCACTGCTTACTCCTATCTCCAAGACATTTCTTGAGGCCAAAAAAAACCCACGAGGGGTGTGGGTTAAGGGCAGGATAAGCACTGCCGAGAGTAAAACTATTTAGATCGAGGTCGTGTAACCAACCCATCCTCATCAACCAACTTGATCACCTCCAATGGCCCGAAAGCCTTATTCAAGTTATCGAATCCTTCTGCTGCCCATGCAAATTTGATTCTGTTTGCCTTTCGTTTTTCTTCTCTTGATTGCGTAAGTTGCTGATTTGGTTTCATATTTTCGCTTAGTTGTTTCAATTTTTTAGTTTGTTAGAAACTTTATAAAACATTGTCTTGGAAAAACTTTCGTAAACCTTTGAACGAATGTCTCTGCGAAGTGGAACGAGAGCAGAAAGACATGAGCTTGTGTTGCCTTTGTCTTGGTTAGTAAAAACTAAAAAATAGGGTAGCACGTTTCGACTTAGAAGTAAAACATTTGTCATCATTTATATGGTTACAAATAGAATCAACTGTATTAGTATCTCCTTGCACGAAATTATTATTGGAGATACACGATATGCCCAAGAAAATAATCATACCCCAAGCCTTCATGCACTGGCTCCGTGAACACCATAGCGAGCATACTCACAAGCAACTGGCAGACCGAGCAGGGTGTTGCGTAGATACAATGAAGCGACTTCTCCACCGCGAAGGACTCCAAACATTTGAAGGGGCTAAGTACGTTGCCATCAATGAGAACCCACAGAAGATGTGGGATAGAGCGTGTATCCGTTGTAAATGTACGAAGCCTAGACCAAAGAACCAATTCATTTGTAACCCATGCTGGGGACGCGAGTATGAAGATGTCTAACCATCTGGCCCATCGTGCGCGTATACGCACACTCAAAGCGACCGACCACGCAGCGCGTGTTCTGGTTAACCTCACACTGTCCTTACACTATGTCATCCGCTGCGCTGGGCTGCGCGTCTGACGGATAAAAATACTCTAATAATTAAATCATTTAAATGATTACAAACGCGTACAAAACAGTTACTATGAAGAGACACAAATGAGGAGGAGAACGCTATGAGCATTGTGTTCAAACCCAAGAAGGAAGCGATAGCAAAAGTACATAGGGCGAACAGAGCTATCGTGATACTCAGCGATCCAACGGAACGCAAAGCATACGAGAAGACGAGGGATCAACATGACCGAGAAAGAAATAGACACTCCGAATTGGAACTCAGCCCCCGTATGGGCCACTTACATCGCACAAGATTTAGACAGTGAATGGAACTGGTACGAGATCAAACCTTTCTCCGTCAACGGAGAAGATAATTGGTTGTCGGTTCCCAACACCATGTACACCCAAGCAGAGCCACCTGTTGTTGATATGAAAATCCCACATTGGCACGAGATGATATTCCCTCGGCCAACCCTAAAGAGAAAAGATGATGAAAGTTAATGTTTACAGAAACCTAAAGAGAATCCCCTCGGTACTATCCATCCGATGTGCAGTGAGCGGACTCGT